TTTTTTAGCCACAGAACAATAGCAAACACCACAAGGCCATAAACTGTAGCTACGGTAACATCGATTAAATGCTCACGCATATGGTATATAAACTCGATGCCAGCCTCAACATCACTCCCACCCCCTGTACCAATGTTGATTGTTTTAGTTCCTATTGAGCCTACTGTCTGGCTCATCTCAATGTCGTTTTCCATAAGACTTTACTTTTTTTTCTTGCGGGTCTTAGGTTTGTTTCTAGACCCTTTGGGTCGTCCACGTTTGGTTGGTGTCTTTTTTACAGGCGAAGGTACAACTGCAACAGGTGTTTCTTTCTCTTCTTCAGAATCTCCCATCAAGAGATTCCACCAATAAGCTCGTGAAAACCATTTCATTTTGTTAATCCTTTTGCTTTTTCTACAGTTCTTAGCCCGCCAATTCCGAGCATGCCTCCCAAAACTGTAAGAAGTGTGCCCATATCAAACTCAGGTAAATCAGGTAGATCTACCCCCGAGGCGGTTAAAACGAAGACTAACAGGGGTTGAAGCACGAAGTGATATCCAAACGCAATTGCACATGTCCATCCTACCGCTGGCCTCCATCCTCCCTTGAACAAGCTACCAGAAGCCGCTTCAGCCTTGTTAATTTCTAACTGGGCCAACAGGGCTTGCTGGGCGTACTTGTCACTCATGGTGGCTATCTCGTGGGCTAAGACCGCTTTTTGATCTTTGTCCTCGACAAACTTATCTAAGATACCTGAAACGGGACCAATAAGACTAGAGATTATACTCATTTCTCTAATTCCCTACTATCGTAGCTTATAGACGCTTTCTTCTTATCTGCATTTGCAGAGTAGGCATTGAAGCCCATGTAAGCAGCAACAACGCCAGATGCAGCGATAACATACACGCTTGCAATATCTGTGATTAAGGTTGCAGCCTGATCGAAGCCTAGAACAGAAGCAAACAAAATTATAAACGGGTAGATCAACATGCCAGCCAAAGCAAAGCCCGTAAACCTACGTTCTGCATTACGCTTTAAATCTTGGTCGTGTATCTCAAGCCTACGGTCCTCAAGCGCAAGTAAGTTCCATTCGGTACGCTCAATCGTTGAGTTATTGTTTAGATCTGCCTTGTCGAATTCTGTCATTCTGTCTTCTCCAACCCAGCGCAGCTTTAGCCGCAATCTTTTTGTTTGATGTAATTATGACTATTTTATTGTTTTTGTCTATAACCACCCATTTGTTCTTGTATTCTTCGATTACCACTTTCCTTGTTTTGCACCTATAAAATACAAAACTGCTCCAAGAATCCCCAACCCAATACCAAGCAATACTGTAATTACTACGGCGTTAATGCAGTTGTCGATAAACTCTTTTTTCTTGTAAACCAGTTCCCTCTGGCGCTTTCTCTGTTCTCCTTCCAAAGTTACAATCTCCTTCCAAGCTGATGGACCGTACACGAAACTGACGTATTCACGCAAGTCTTCTCGCATCTCAGACATCTTTTTCTTTTGAGTCCAAATCTCTAAAGCCGTAGCCTCAGTGTTAGAAAATAACTTATGATAGAGCGAAGGGTTTGCCGCTTGCTTCTCAAGGAAGTCCATGTCGCTCGACGCTTTGGCAAACTGTGAAATCGTACCCGCAAAACTAGAAATTTCTTTGCCTACTTCACAAGCCTTTTTAATACCCTTGTAGGCCGCTGTTGCGGTTGCAATAGCTGAAACGGGATCGATCATGGCTAAACAAGCCCCTAAAGTTTTTAGTTGTCCCCCGTCTTAATCAGCTTTCTTTTCTGCGGCTTGACGCTGAACGTCAATGCGTTCTCGGTTCACGTCACTCCGATCATCCGCAATCTGCTCTTGAAGTTCCAATCGAGCAGCATCTGTGACGGCACGTTGCTCAATCTTCATGCCCTCAAGTTCTAATTTGGCTTGGTCAAGCGCCAGCTTGTGCTCGGCCTCCGCCTCTTTAATCGCAAGCTCTTGCATGCGAATGTCAACCAATGGATCTTTCTCATCAGCCTCACTCTTCGCAGAAAGCATCGGTACAAGTTCTTTAGTTAGTTCAGCTTCAATCTGAGCAACTCGAGCCTCAATCTGCTCTGGAGTAAACTGTTGTGGCGGAGCCTGCTGTTGCATCTGTTGTGCCGCCATCTGTTGGGCACTCGCAGGATTAATCGCACCTGCCTGCACCATAAGCTGTAGCTGTTGGTTCTGCTGTTGCATCGCCGTTTCTTGCTGCATCATGTTCTCTTCGCTCAACGCTTGGATCTCTGCATCAACCATCTCACGAGCCTTCATGCTAATATGCTGGAAGATGTGAGAAAACACAGCCGCTAACACAGGTGGCGCAGTCTGTAGAACCGATAGATCCAGTAAAGATAAGTGCGCTTGAATGTGTGCATCATGGTCCTGTTCAGGAGATGCCTGCGGAGTCTGCCCATTGATCATCGAACCATTCTCCACGGCTGGATCCTGTGGTGGAACGGGCGGTGGTGGCGGAGGCAATATCTCGTCTATGTTTTGCACCTCTAACGCCTGATACATCCTACGATAAGCCGCATGCAGATTGTGCATTTGCGGATTGGACTGGGCCAGTTGAAGTTGAGTCTGGGCCAGTGTTACGCGCTGTGCCATCGAGAAGATGTTCGGATCTGAGACGGGGAGGACGTCGATCCTGGCGTCAAAGTCTTCAACCTTAACTTGCTGCGGTGCACCCATTACTTCGTAAGGATACATCGGTGGTAGGTTTTCGGCGAAGATACGCGCCAGTAACCGGAACTCAGTCTTCTGAGCGTAGTGCAACCGTTTGTGAATCGCAGACATGACCTTCATGCCGCGCTCCAACATAGCAACCGTAGTACCTACAGGAGTCTCTTGCCCCATGTCTGAAATAGATTGATCCGCTAATGCAATGAACCTACGCCCATCGTTGACCAATCCACCAAGCATTTGTGCCAATGTACCTGAAGGCTCCTTGTAGGGCAAAGGTACAATAGCGTCCCTGATGCTCCCACCTGGCGCGTCAATGTCTCTCCACTCCCCAGGCTGTAGCGGCTCATCAGAGTTGCGTACACGCACTCCACGGGCCTTAAAGCCAGCAGGGAGGTTCGCGAGGGTTCCAGCGTCGATTAGTTGTCGTAGGAGGCTTGTAGCGGCTCTGCCGAGCCCACCAATCATGTGGATCAATCCAAAGCCATAGAACCCCAGACCTGGAGTAAATTTATAGTGCACAAAGTACGGACGCTTCCGACGAAGCGGATCATCCATGGAATAGTTTCTGCGGATAGAAAGTATCTGTCCCGAGGTGTGGTCAATCGTGACAATGTACGGAAGACGAATGCCAGTAGGCTCCCCCGTTGCCATGTCTATGTCCTCAAACCCCTCGATGTCCAAATCAGCGTGGATCTCAAGAATCGTAAGAACATCCTCGCTGTAGTTCTTCGACAAGCCCTCAAGCTCGTTAACCTTCTGGCGAACAGGATCTTCCTCAATATCGTCCGAACTCTTTAGATCAACATCGCGGTACATGCCCGCAACCTGCATCTTGCGAACCTCGTTCTCGTCCATCCGTAACACATGCGTTACCCGATTGGCCGTAGTAAGATCAGACGCCGAATACGGAACAACCAAGTCCTGTGCCGGTATGAACTTAGATACCGCACGTTGACGAGTCGGATCGTAGTATACCTTCTTGAATGTCGAACCACTCAACGGGAGGTAATACAGAAGTTGATCCATATCCGGATCGTACTCTTCCATAACTTCCGTAATCTGGTAGTTCATAAAGTCTTTTACGCGGCCAGCCTGTGCCTCCCGCTCTGGAGTCTTGGCTCCCAGTACACCCGTCTTAACCGGTCCACCTGATGGCAAAAGCTCCTTATACGCCTGCGCTTGGAACTGCGTAACGCTTTCCGCAACCAGCGGATGCGTGATTCCAGATGCACCCTCAAACGGAGTTGTGCGCTCGTCCATCTTAATTCCAAGTAAATCTAAGCCCTTGACATACGCTTCTTCCCACTCGGACCGTGATTCTAGGTCCTCGTCGTAAAGTCCACGCAACTCGGTAGATAACTCCCCAAGGGCCCCATCGTCCAAAAACTCTGCTAGATTAGCATCAAACGGAATCAATTCCTCTTGAGCCATCATCTCTTGTTGCAGATCCATGGGCTGTATCAAAGCTCCACCCATCCCATCATCAATGACCTCGGCTCCCCCAGGAAACTCTATCGGTGCGTCAATTGAAATTTCTACATCAGGGAGACCCATTGTATCATCAAGGTCTAAACCTGGTGCAACCATGTTTGGTGGTAGTGCCATCAGTAATATTCCCTCTTCTTGGGTCGCCAATCATCATCAAGGTCCTCTTCTCCTGCCAGAGAAATAAACCCGCCCCTGCGAAAACGCATCAGTGCTAATGTCATACTATCACAAAAGTCGTCGTTGTCACCATTAGGAAACGAAACTACTTCCTCAATTACATCATCAGCGAAAGACTTGTCTTCCGGTGCCCATACCATACCCGCTTCAAACAACGGTGCAACCATGTGCATTCGCGTTATCTTATCAGTTCCTTTGCCTGGTGAGAAGCCCAATGCTGGAATACCACGAAGCCGCAACTCGTCAATGAGTGGCGTACCTGTCGCTTTTGCCTCAACCAACACCATATCTGGCTCCCAATACTCGTATTCCTCAAAGGCAACCTCCTTTAATTCAGGGAAATTCCACCTTCCGCGCTGGGCATCCAACAAAACAACGTGGTCCGCGCCCCCTTCTTCAGGCTCAAACACCCCCCAAGTCGTAATCGCAGAGTAGTCAGCCGTTTGTTTCTTGGAAAACGCCGTATCATAGGACTGAAGTATGTATTTAAGTGGGGGGATCTTGGGTTTGTCCCACATCTTCCACCAATCGCGCTTGATTATCGCAGATTCCGAGGATGTAGGCTCTTGTTGCCACTGCGCGTTCCACTTACTGGCAGGCAAGGACGCCTTAATCGATAATAATGCGTCTTTTTCCCAGAACTCAGGCCATAATGGCTTGTCACTGGGCAAAATCGCAGGAAATTCCACCACATCCCACTTGTCAGACATCAAATCACCGCCCTGTTGGGCCAATAATCTGCCTGTCAAGTCCTTTTTTCCCCATCTCGTCATAACAATTATGATTGCGCCACCAGGTTGGAGACGCTGACGGGGTCCAGAAGTGTACCATTCGTAGGCATTGTCAAAAGCACTCTCGCTTAGTGCGTCTTGTTCCGAATGAGGGTCGTCAATGACCAACAAGTCCGCACCACGGCCAGTAATTGCAGCCCCAACACCCGCCGCAAAGTATTCTGCACCCTTGTCCGTGCCCCATTTGCCCGCGCCTTTGTTGTCTTCTTTGAGATTTGTGTTCGGAAAGATGGTTTTGTACTCTGGGTCATCAATTAAATCCCTCACTTTACGGCCAAAACGCACCGCAAGCTCCGTGTTGTGTGTAGCTTGTATGATCTTTAGCTTCGGATTACGGCCCAAGAACCAAGCAGGCATCAAGTAGCTTGCAAACTCAGACTTGGAGTGCCGAGGTGGCATGTTAATTATAAGCCGCTTGAGCTCTCCTCGTGCAACAGCCTCAAGTTTCTTGGCGATTACTCGATGGTGCTTGCCCTCGATAAAGTTTTCATACACATGATGTACAAACGGCATGAAGTTTTCATGCGCTTTTTCACGGAGATCCAGATTCTTCTTCGCCTCGGTTAAGGCTAAGATCTCTTTTAATGCTTCCTCCGGTAGTGCCTGTAGGTTCACCGTCCTTAAAGACCCATGATCCCACCCGCTCGAGTGCGGGCTAGTCCAGGGGCCGAGGACTGAAGTAAGTTGCCCGAGGTCCCTGGAGCGTAAGGCTGTAACGGCATCGGCATGTTTGTAGGTGCAACGGCCCCAGTGTAGTTGGCCGCTTGACCAATTACAGGATTAACCGATGGCATCACAAAGTCCGTAACTTGCTGACCACCTGGATTCAACACGTCTATTGTGTCATCCATAACACACTGGTTGGTAATCGGATCAAGCTTGTAACCTTCAGGACACGGATCGTCTATAACGGCAGCAGCCATGTCTTTGTCGTCGCCACGGTTGGCGTAGTTCGCTGCTGCTTGGTCCTTCATTCTCTGCTTAGTTGCATCTGTCCGAGCGTAATACGCATCAATTTCGTCTTGCGTGTACCCCGCCTCTAATAAATTCTCTATTCCTTTTTCACGAGTCGAAAACAACCCAGCCTTTATTCCCATGGTTACATCGTCTACTGCGCCAGAGACAGCACCAGAAAGTGCACCCATGATTCCACCTCCAGGGGCTGTGTCAGCCATGCCAGCCGTAAAACCAAACGAGTTCTTCTCACCCTCCGCAACAGGTTGTCCTGCCTTGGGGTGCTTTGGTCCATAAACCAACTGACCGTTTACATACTCCATCATGTCACCAGGAGTAAGAAAATTAGCCAAGCTCTCTGTTAGTGAGTTGGCTTGAGTGGGTTGGGCAACAGGCGCGGCTGGTGTAG